CTATCAACGCTTTTAACTGTAAGGCTTTGATCCTGGGTAGACGCAAGGTCATTATCGGATCCAATAATAAGCGACATACCTTTTTTGATGTACCGACTACCTGGATTGTCAACTGTAAGTTGCTTTTCTCCACTGCCTGGGATTGTTACACCGTCAGCAATTTGCGCCATTACACCTGTTTTAGATGTGTCTGAAAGAAGGTTTCCCCAAACCTGTCGGTTCAAGTCAACCCGTAGGTCACGTCGCATACCTTCGACCTCAGTACGCATTGCAGAAGCAAACGCACCCTTGTCTCCAGTTGAGGCGGCAATCACTGCACCTGTTAGCTGAATGCGACCATACAAGAACTTCGCACTAATGCGACTCTCTGCGTATGACTGCTTTCCTGCTGTGGGCAGATTACCTGTCTCACCACGTCCACCTACACCCGAGTTACGGGCTGTGTGAATAGGAAATACAACACGTCGACCACTAAACTTGCGCTTAGATTTCTCTACGTATTGAAGAATAGGCACCTTGTTATTTAGGTGCTCACGAACTGGACCCTCGTAATACTCTTTAAGTACTACGTCAAAATCGGTTCCACCGCCAAAACTGGCTTTTTGACCATCACCAACTGCCATAATAAAACTCCTTAGTAATCACCAGCGAATCGTGCTCGTGCAGCAGCTTCCGCAGCGTCAAGGTCTTCCCCAAAATCTTGTTTGACTGGAGCATGACCGGCACCGCGCTGCAATGCACGCGGCTTTGGTGTATACCCTTCTCGCTTGAGTCGCTCCATATATTTACGTTCTTGTTTTTCGTGAGAACGTTTTGCCAGTCTGGCAACAGAAGCATTTGGGTTCTGCATTAAAGCATTTACAACATCAAGCTGCTCCATATGAGGATACTGCTCTTTAGCCGCAGCCATTTCACGCTGTATTTCTTTTTCCGCTTCTTTGACCTGCATCTGCTGATACCGCGTGTCATTGTATTGCTGCTGCCTCAGTTGCCTGCTTTCAATTTCAGCAACCCTTCGCTCAAGAGGATCGACAAACACGTCTTGGTCTTCTTTGGGTGCAGACTGATTATTCATCTGACTCCACGCCCACTGATTCCATTGCGCTGTTTCTTGATACTGCCCTTGCAAAGAACGATGGCTTTCTTGTAATTCTTCAAATTGCTCCTTCAATGAACGAATTTCATCTCGGCTTTCCTTGAATCGTTCGTAAGGAACAGGGGAAGGATTTCCATCCTTATCAATCTCAGGTGAACCTGTATCGCCGGTATCCGCGTAACCTGAATCAGAGGTCTGCGATTCCTCTGAGGAGCCGTAGCTCGTATCGCCATTATAATCACTCACAATGCCCTCGTGCTAAATATCGTTTTAGCGGACGATTAACGTGGACTAGATTCAAATCCGGTTTCGTAGTCAGCCACCCCAGGACCTCTTGTACCAATCGCTTGGTTCATCTCAGGACTTCCGCCTCCCACTAATCCGGCTGGTGGACCACCGCCTGGAGGACCACCCATCTCTGGCGCACCTTCTGCTTGCTGTGCGGCACCACCGGGTGCAGCAGGTTCGGCAGGAGGCATGCCAGGAACGCCAGCTTTAACATGAGCCGACCACCATGGTTGACCTTGTTGCTGCTGTGATTCTGCATGGTAATGCCATGCCAGATGTCTCTCAAAATTCTCCTGAACGTCGATTGGTAGCAACCTGTATTCAACTGACTTCATAAATTTCAGGTGCTCATCAATCATTACAATGTGGTCTTCCCATGGAGACACATCAGGAGTCTTGCCATTGGCAAGCATATGATTTTCTTCTCTAGCGTAACGGCGATCTCTATCCTCATCACCGTACACTGGGTCCATATCCCCAAATTCCATCATCTTCCTGGCTTTCATTTGGGTCTGAGGATCACTTGGATCACCCAATATACCAACTTGATACATCTGCATAACCTGCTCTCGCCGGTAACTCGGATGTTTCGGAAGCATGGAATTGGCCATGATACGGACATTTGTGTTCTTTATTTGCTGGGAATGGAACCTGAATACCTCAAGCCCGTTATTCTTACCAACAACCTGAATTGTCTTCTCAATAGGCATGTACTGACGCCACATCCACAGCATCTGCATGCACATTTTTTCAATGCAAGTCTCAAGCTCTCTAACTGTTGGGCCTAGTTTAGTTGCATCAAGGTCGGATAAAAGACCAATAGCGCGACCACTTGTCTGAGAGGGAGCCATGCCGCGAGTAACATCACTTACGCCACTAATATTTTGTATGTGCTCAATCTGCTCTTTTTCAAGCATTCGATGCTCTGGACTAAGAGGAGGTGGCGGTAGCGGTTCAGGTGGTCTGGCAGAAGTTCTATTGTAGAATATAATCTCACCAGGCTCGTCGGTAAACGCAGAGCGGTCAACGCTCCCCTTCTCAGCTCTCCACTTAGGTTGAGCGTGAAGGTTTTTGTTTTCTATTCGCTGGCTAACGCTTTTGTTTAGCTCTTTCTGTGCTGGAATAAGTGAAGTTACAACGCCTTCCCCAGCTAGTTTTCCGGGTACAGTTACATGTCTAGCGCAGAAAAACGGCATCTTGCCATACGGCAAAGCCTCGTCTTCCTCTAAAACAATATCGCCAGCAACGATAGAGTAGTAACCGTCAGGGTGTCGAGCAGATGGCTTTTCAAAGTACTCAAGTACCAATATCCTGTCGATAGTAGACTGGTCTGTGCCAGATGAATTTGAGAACTCGCGTAGTACATTCTGGCTGTGGTGGTCTACTTCGTACTGAGTGTCAGATACAACATACTGACCTTTCTTTGGCCACCGCATGCGAATCTCATCTATGTGCATCATGTTCGCATGGATAATCCACCGGGAATCATCTAGGTCACGAGCGCCTGGGTCCCATCCAACCTCAAGGACTGACAGCACATCAATGACAGGCAAACCAGCAGTTCGCTTATCTCTCTTCTTTTTTTTCTTTTTCTTGCTTTTGCTTTCTGGCTCTTCAGGCTCTTCTACACCAAGGTCTTTAGTGATGTACTCTATAAGATGCTCAACATCATCATCGGTTATGTAGTCGTCGCCTATATTGCTATCCCACCAACACTTAAAGAAAACAGTGCCAGTTGTGGCCATCCACTTAACCGCTTCATGCAGCTTGTTCTGCATACCAAGCTCGTGCCAAAGGTACTCAAGCAAGTGCTCACACTGACGAGCGGCTTCAACATCATCATCATCATCCGAAGATGGCAGGCATATAAAGCCAGGACGGTTCTCAACTAGCTTACCGGCAAGGGTTTCGACGGTAGGCATAATGTAATTCAACACCATGCGAACCCGCCACGCAGGGGGATTATCCTCTGTCAGCAGCCTGGTTACTCTATTGTACCGTGACCACTGCCTGCCTGTAAAATAAGCCATGCCAAGCCAAGCATTCTCTATGGTTTGCAGCTTGGAGTCCTCTGAAGATTGCCACTGCCGATGTACAAACCGGCTAGACTCTCTTTCTTTTTCCGATGGAGAGTAGGACTTTACGCCGTCCTTAGTGTACTCCTCGGAAATTGGCCCGGTAATCTCAGACATTAGGGTTAGGCACCTTCTTCTTCTTCTTCTTTCGGCCAGACGCTTCTTGCTGCTCAGTTTGAATCTTTTTTTGCATTAGCATCGCTGCTCTCTGCCTTGCATCAATTGGCATCCCCCGAGGCTGTAGCGCAGACCCTTCAGCGCCCCGCTGTGACACAGCCTTGCTTGTCTTGGTTTTTGCCGTCAGCTCGCTTTGTTTTTTCTTTTTAGCAAGCATTGCAAGGAGATTGGGGTCCACGCCTGCTTCAGCCAGGAGCGACTCTCTTTTGCCAACCTTTTGATTTTCAAACGTCTTACTCTTTGCATACGGGTCTAGTGATTTACGTGCCATTATACTGGACCGCCCACTCGCGCCTTAGCAATTTCTTCCATAGCGCCACCCGGTGCGCCCATACTTGGCGGTGGGCCTTCGCCCGCACCCTCAGCATCGCTTACAATCTCACTGGCAATCTGCTGTCTTGTCTCCATAGGGAGTAGTTTTAGTGCGCTAATTAGATCGTCAACCGTAGGCTCCTTGCCTTCGCCACCCATGCTAGGTGGTGGACCCATTGGCCCTTCATCGCCACCAGGAGGTGGACCCATCATATCCATTGGACCTGCCATTACCCGAATCTCCTTCCTAAGTTTTGTGCTGCCTTTAGCCTTACTTCACCTGCCTGACCGCCGCTTATAGGCGCTGAACCAGGGTCTTTAGCTGATGATACTGACATCTGGGTATTTCCCAACTGAGCATCTCTCGGGGCCATCGTTGGCTTCATCTTTGGCGCTACATGTTTCTTTGACCCAGAGCCAGAGGCAATCATATCGCCCACAAGACCAATAAGACTTCCTATTGCAGCAACGCCTGTAACGAGGCCACCGGTAAGAGCGTCAGCAGCAAGGCCGCCGATTGCAGCCCCGGCACCACCAAGCGAACCGCCGAGCGTCATTCCTGTGTTCCCTTGATATCCAGCACTGCCCTGCTGACCGCCATATGTTTTGTCTTTATGTTCTAGCGGTGTTCTTGCCATTTTCAGCAACCCTCCAGTACTCGGATTCAAATTTATTCTTATTTACCATATCAAACTCTTCCCATGAATGGTTACTAGAGTTCATAAGCTCAATCTTATATTTGTGCTCTTGGCGCATATCCCACTTGTAAATCACCAGCGATACTACGCCGCATGTAGCTGATAAGGACAGGCAAGCCAAGATAATTACTGCCGTTAGCATTAGTTCCACCATTTACCTAAATGTGGATCTCTATCCATATCTTCTATGTTGAGAAAATTTGCCACCGCGTCTGCCCTGTAAGCCTCTATGACCGCCGGTTCAGATAATGACGCATCATCCAATTCGGAGTCAAGGTAGATTGATATAGCCATCGCCATAACCGCATCATCATGCTCACTCGTCATTGCCTCGTATCTGCCACGCTGGTTCTCAATGAACGTCTGGCATTCTTGCAAAAAACGCAAAGAATTAAAAGTCCAAGACCCTAAACGTATAGCTTTGGCCAGTGCAGCTATAGCGGCATCTCTTTTTCCCGTACTACCGGTCCTAAATCCAAATCGTTGCGACCAGTTACCCTGATATGACCTAACGTATAAGTTTGTGTATCCATCACCATCGTCGAGATCGAGCAACTCTTTGACAACTGCGAGTCCCGGCCCGTCAACCTCAGGGACCACCAGGGCACTGTTATACGCTCGGCCAGCAAGGGCAGCTTGTTGAGCAACAACATCAGGAGGGACCCGCGCATAATATTCGGCAACCTGCTCTCTTGTAGTTCGGTCAAGAACCTGTATGCATGAAAAGTCTCCATCCTCCACCCCGTGTGCCGAATCGATTGAAACAATATAATCATGAAGCGAATCCGGTGGATGCCATATCAGCCAGTCGTCGTTGCCAGGCTCTAGCACACCATTGTCTTTAAATAGCGAACCTCGCTTTACCTTTGGATTGGCTTCCTTTATTTCGTTTATCCTTGCCAGCACTGCGCCTTGGTCAAACGGACTGCTCGCGCTAGACGTAAATGCAATTTGCGGTGTTAGCGGATACTCAGTATCAAACCGCGTAATGTCGCCACCGAACTTAGTTTGAAGGGTTTGCATTGCCCACTTGACCTGGCATGGTTTTAGATCGAACTCAACTGCACGCTTGGCCCATACGGTATCGTAACCCAATTGCTCGGTCATCTCCCAAAACAAGTCGTCATCGCCAGACTCACTTGCTTTCATTAACCGCTCATGTTGCGCTTTCTCGCCATGCTGCTCAGGCAATCTATACTTGTGGTGCTCTTGCCAACCAAAGAACAACGCCTTGAACATATTGCCGGGAGCGTCTTTGTAAGCGGACCAAAAGCGATTATAGAATGCGCCTGCTGCACCGTGCGCCGTTGACTCGATAATCACATAGGTTCCAGGTGAATCCTCGATAGACCCCATCTGGGCCTGCAACACATCTTCGTCAGACGTTGAACGACGACGTTTCCACCAAAGCGCAAGCTCCGAAAGGTGAACGAAGTCAGGCGTCTGCCCACGGGCTGCGTCCGTTGCACCCTGAGTCTCAATACTAAACTTGCTACCATGCTTCCATTGAATAGCATGTCCCTTGATTGTCCCCGGAGCTGCTGTCTCATACATACTGGGGAGGTTCTGTTGGTAACGCTTAGTAATATCAAAGATTGCTCTGGTAGATTCTTTTAGGTGAGCTATGCACTTCGCGTTCACATGCCGGTTGAATTGGCAGTAATGATGTCCCAGTGCTTCTATCAATGTAGAGCAACCCACCTTTCTAGACTTTAAAATGATAAGGCGTACAGGCTTCTTATCCGCCTCTTGTTCTTCTATCGCCTGAAGAATCTGTTCTTGTTCTGCGTTTAGGATGAGTGGTTTTAGAATGTACTTCCCATCTTGAATTGCACGGATACGAAGACAGCTTTCAAAGTAAAATCGCCTGTCATTCCTACATCGTTCCCAGAACTCACGCATAGAGAAATGGCCCCTGAACTGAATGAGGAGTCAACACAGAGGCCATAAAGGAAAAGAATGCACCAGACAACCCGAGGAGAAGTGTAGAAAAACTCAGGGTCGGCCCATTCAACATACAAGCTCCAATTTTACACTGCAACTTTCTTTTCTCGTTTTCGCCTGTGACCGGACTGCCGTACAGCTTTTTCTATCTTACGCCTCGTTAGCCCAGTCTTGTCTATTATTTCGTTATAGCTCAACCCAGCTTTATACAACTCAACAGCAGATTCAAGCTGCGGTGCGCTGGTTCTGTCCATAAAAGAGGACTTCGCCTCCAGGTTATCAAGCCGCTTATCAAGCGTATCGGCGAATGGGTCCCATGAGCCTCCGTCATCGACGCTTGCTTTTTCAACCATGTCGCCAATTGACTTGCGAACGCTCACATAAGTTTGGACAGCCTTTAGTCGCCTACTCAACTCAATTGGATCATCAGAACACTCAGACATTACTTGAGCCAACATCTGCTCAGTCGCCATCGCGGAGCGAAGCCAATAGTCAACAACATCCTTTGATTGGACCACCGGCAATAAATCTGACTTCACAATGTTACTCATAGTGCTACTATGTATATATGAAACGTAAAGAATCCGTTGTTGTCAACGTTCATCGTGATGTACATGAACTTCTCAAACGAACCGCAGATAGAAACAATGTCAACATTGCTTCACTAGCCGCCATCTCGGTCGAATCATTCATTGGCTCAATAGAGCGTTGGGGACTCCAGTCGCCTAAAGCTGAAAGGGCAGCCCCCAAATCTAAGAAGGGCACCTTCAATAAAGAGGTTGATAAAGTCGTAACCCTACCAGGGGAACTGCACGAAAAGCTAAATGACATCGGCGTATACCTTGGAGTCCCAGTAACATCCATGGTCAGGGACTCAATACTCGCACAGAGATTCAACTGGCAACGTATGCAACCAATCAACGCCAGAAATATGTCCAGCGTAAGAATGGTATTGTTCGAGTTGGAGCAAACCCCATCCGCTAAATCCGCGTAAACCCCCCGCGACAGAACTGACAGAACTGACAAAACTCCATTTGGACCTAAAATGTCGATAGATGTTTGGCCGAATAGGGGTTCCCCGCCGCCGCCCCTTGCCTAAGGTACCCGGGGGTCGCGATGGCTCGCTAGGGGGTTGACCTCAAAACCTCGCGCGCTCACTAACTCGCTAACCCCATGACCGGATTGTTCTGGTAGCGTCGACTAGCACAGACGACCACACTAAGGATTCACGAATCGCGCAATCTCACAGCGTCTCCCACTAGGACATTGTGACACACCAGTGACAGTAAGTAGTACAACCGACCAGTGATTTACTCACACCTTGTGCACCTCTGCACACTACTAACCGACACACTGAAGCCCGAACACTCAGCACACCTATCACTACGTACATGCGAAACAACTCTCCACCCATTGTCCTAGTCGGTATTAAATAAGGGAAATGGAAAACAGGTGTGCCAAGTGTGCACCGTAGACCAGTCACCGTTTTCAAGTGTGCACAGCCTGAACAACCTCACTAACACAATGGATTTTTTTCAGTTTTTTGTGCCTTTTCTATTGACAATGTGCTAATTCATGATACTATGTATAAGTAGACTAAAACAATGGGCCAGAGGTCCAAAGGAAAACAAAGAATGAATCCAGAAAAAAAAGTAGTGAACATCGAGCGAGCTAGTGAGCGTAAACCCGTAGACATGAAGACATTTATCCAGCTTTGGAATTCGGCGACTTCTGTAGATGATGCACGAAAGCGAGTTCAATCAGAGTATCCGCACCTGAGCGACACCCAAGTGACAACCCAAGCCGCGACATACCGCAAGGGGTTTCGAGTAGCACTTCAGAAGCTCGTAGATGCTGGGCGGATTACTGCGGAACAAGCGGAAGCCAAAAACCTGCAAACGTTTCGTAAGCGTTCAGTCGATTATGACGCGTGCGTTGCTGACGTTCTTGGCTTGGACATCTAGAAAGATAGCAGGGCTGGCAGGGTAACACCTGCCGCCCTTCCTTTAACAACTACTGGAGACTGACAAAATGAGAAATTCTATAGATTATGAATGGTTAATTGAATGGGTGGACTGCCATGGTGATATACATTCAATTGAGTTTGAAGACGCTGGAAACCTATCAGTGCTGATTGCTGGTGTTGAGTTTGATAAGGACAACGAACATGGATTGAGGCCGCGTGTAGTCGCAGTCTATAACTTGGGAAATGACGATGACGGGTTACTTGAACGTGGCTGGTGCTACCCTGTCAACGGTGTTCTGGGTAGTCATTTTTGTGACGCGTACGACAATCATACCCGAAGGGTACCGAAGAAAATAACCACTGAATTTATCAACTCTATCAATGGATAGGAATATTCAGCGAGTTTACGAGTCGGACCAGTACGACACTTACCTATTGAGCCAGCAAGCCAGAGATAAGTGTCGTTACTGGTCAAAAGGTGACACGAGCGCACCGAAAACTTACAGAGATTCTAACGGTGTAGTTCATAGCGTTAGAACCAAGAAAGAAATTATTAACTATGATGAACTCATTCATCTACTGGATTAGTGAGTTAGGGAGATTCTGAGAATGGAGACAATTTTATTTGTATTAGTGGCAATGCCGACAACGGCCTACTTGATTGCGGCGGTAGTGGTAGCACATCAAGCCAAAGGCAGGGTTCTGTAATGGCTAAGTATATAGCAGCAGGTGGGGCATATGCTGAATGGTCGCGAGTCAATCAGGCTTGGATAGTGAGACCGCATAACCCCAATTGGAGCAAGGAAGTGCGAGATAGCGCGCCAATTCTATGCGTGCTGAATAGTGAGAGTGAAGTGATTGATTACCTATGTGAACGAGGAGGATTGAATAACAATGAGTAAACCATTTATAGACGGCCATAAGTACCTAGTGACGGGCGAATTGCTGAATAAAAACTACGAGCTTATCAGGGACTTGCTTGATATGCGCGAGCCTTACCACACCAAACGCAGACAGAGAGGTACCGATGATATCCGCATAGAGTTAGCGGTAAACGTTGTAAGGATAGAGGATGAGGCACAAAGGATACTGGAACCGTGAGGGAAAAAATGCAGATAAGGGAGCGCGCTGAATACTGCGTTAGGTGTACTTGTGAGCTAACGCATCAAGATGTCTACGAGTGTTTGGCGTGTTCCGTGGCGGTAAAAGAGTTTTTACTGGGTAGCGAGGCATGGCGCGAGTTAGCCGTGAGGCGTCCCGGCGATAGGCTCAATGAGAATCTAATGGACACCATAGCTAGGGAGTACAAAGGTCAATTGAATGAACTAAAAAATAGGAGGTAACAAGTGTCATACGATAGATGGCGGGAGGAGCCATATATTTTAATGAAAGGAACAGATGAGTGTTGGCCTGAATGCCCAGCGCACATTAATAGCAATAAAAAGAATGCTGAGTGCATATGCGCTCAATTAGATGAAGAAGCCAAGGAGGCTATGAGAAGTGAGTACTAAAAAATACGTATATAAAGTTCATGCTACGAATACCGGAGTCGGTATCTATTTTGAGAGTTTAGAGGATGTATTTGAATACATAAAGGTTACGGCCAGAGGGATTATAAGTAACCCTGATGACTTTTATATCTCTATAAATTGCAAGGATTTTAGATGGGTTGCGTGGGATGCTTTGGATTACAAGGTTCAGGCGCATTACACGTATAAAATGCAGAACTGGATTGATGCTGGAATGCCTAGCAGTGTGCCAGTGGAGTCAGACTCTAGTGAGGAAGAGCTGGCTAAATGAGGATAGAACTCTATGAATCTGTAGAGGTTAGCAGCCCTGTCTCCTGTTCATTTTGCAAGTCGCAGATTGGACGGGATGACAGGTGCTGCATGACTGAAAGGTGTGAGTATTACTGTTCAGTGAGATGTGCTGAGCAGAGCTACATATTCACGTTTGATGAATTACAAATTATAGACGCAAGCAACATGGTTCAGCTTGTATTTGAGGAGAAGAATGATGGCTAGAAAGATAACAGAAGATGCATGTAGAGCATTCCATAATGGTTACGATTTCAAGAAAAGCAACACTGAGGTTGGTCGTTACTATGAGTCAGGGGGTGATGATTTCGGTTGGTGTATGTGGCTGCATAATAACGGGATAGCAAAGCGAATGAACGGCAGGCTTTATATCAGAAGTGCAGGTTGGCGAACGCTGACAACAAAGGAAAGGTTGAACGGTATTAGCGGAGTGAATGTCTATCAGTCGAACTTCGATTGGTATCTAAACGGCGAGCTATGGGAAAACGATAGCGAGTGGACGGAGGTAAAGTAATGAGAGGTAGAGGTTCTTATCCATTTCATCGCCTTGTAGATAGCTTTATCTCTGAGCAAAGCGACGATGAAACGCATTACATAGTACGCGCTATAAGTCACACATCTTATGAGAATGGGGAGGTTGAAAGCCCGTCTATTTTTGTATGCGAGTGTGATTTTAAAGAGGTGGCGGACATTATAGCTGACTTATTAAACGACATGAGGTTGACATGAGAAAATGCAACTGTGGTTCTGGTGAAGTGAGCTGGTGGAAGTACGATGCTCAAGGCATACCGCTAACGAGAGTATGTGGTGAGTGCGAGGATGAAAAACTTTCTCAGTTTAGACCGGAGATACTGAGGGGTTACGACCAATCTGATGTTGATGAGCCAATAGAACCGGAGGCTTACTGATGTGGACCGGTAATTGGCTGACAGACATCATGTTCTGGAGCGTGCTTACGATAGTAATCCCAGAACTAATTAGTGAGATAACAAATAATTGATTGTCACTTATTTATACTTGACAAAACATGGTTTTTATGATACTTTACAGGAGAAATTTATGGTTAATTCATGGTCTAAAAAGTTAGTGCGAGTGCGGCACCAGCTATCCAGCGAGGGAGGTAGGACGGTAACGCAGCATGAGATGGCTGCATCTATAGGTTACAGTCCGGGCACCGTATCTAAATGGGAGCGAGGGGAGCGCACTCCAGATGTAGCAGTTAAGGTTTTGCTTACGCTACTGATGGAAGATCCGTCGTTCATTACCGTGATTAAGAGAATAGTACAGGACTTGGATAAGGAGTAGTTATGCCACGCCAACTAGAGCAGACAACAAGATTAGCAGTAGCGCGAGAAGGCATTGGCCTATCGAGGGAGCAGGTCTGTGCGCGAGCGCAAGATGCTGGTTTCTCATTGTCATGCTCTACCCTAGTTCACTTCGAGCGAGGCTCGCGTCAACCTCGGGTGGACTTAGGGGTTTGGCTGGCTGACCTATATCAAATAGAAGTGAAGGAGTTATTTGATGACTAATATCTATACGACATCAAGCATAGGAGCGTTCCAAGCGTGCCCTAGGCTATACAATCTGCGAGTCAATAGGCAGTTGGAGTCAGTAGATAGACCACCATATTTTGCATTGGGTTCTTTGTTTCATAAAGCTAAAGAGGAGTGGCTGAAGTCAGGTAGGCAGCTCGCGCAAGCCAAGAAAGTTATACGAGATGCCGAGCTATCGGATGAGGACATCAGGATGAAGGCTTACGCCATGATAATGGCTTACGATAGGAGATGGAAGTCAGGGTACAGCACTATAGAGTACCACGCTATCGAGAAAGAGTTCATCTGCCAGACAGAGAAAGGCGTAACGCTTGCGGGTATATGCGACGGGATAGTCTTACATGATGGCAGGTGGTGGATACTAGAGACTAAGACAGCTTCTGCGTTAGACGATGCTTACATTAACAGGATGGGCTACCAAAGGCAGGCGCTGTTATATACCTACGCGATAAAGAGATTACTGGGGGACACGTTGATACCAGCGCACCTTGATAGGTACAGCAGTGTAGTCGGTGTCTTGTATGACTTTATACAGAAGCCCACGTGCAAGCGTAAAAAGGCTACGGCAAGCGACAAGCGTAGGTATACAAAGAACGGCGAGTTGTACAAAGGCCAGAGGGAAAGAGATGAGAGTGACATTGACTACTTGAATAGAATGCATGACTGGTACAGGGAGAATGGAATGCAAGCCATGAGGAGGGTTGAGGTTGTGTTCACAGACAGTCAGTTAGATGCATTTGTTTCTGACCTGCATAACGCTATCGACATAATAGAAATGTGTCGCAGTAATGATGCATGGCCAATGTCTTTATCAGCTTGCCATGCGTACAACAGGCCATGCGAGTTCAATGATTACTGTAGGTCAGGCGATAGCGCGATTGTCCTACGTAACTTTTACAGGAAAAGAGAAAAAAAATTTGCTGAGTTCGAGGAAAACATAGGAGGAGAGAATGACAGCATTACTACCAAAGGAAAAGACAAGACCGGCAACCAATCTAGGTAATCAGATAATACTACTGTACGGCAAACCGAAAGTGGGTAAGTCAACACTTGCGAGTAAGTTTCCGGGAGCAATCTTTGCAGCTACTGAGCCGGGACTCAAATATCTAAACGTGCATCAAGTGCAGGTTGGAGATTGGCGAGACTTCAAGACTCTATGTGTCGAGCTATTGCAGTCAGACCATGAGTTTAAAACGCTTATCGTAGATACAGTTGACCTGCTTTGGAATCATCTGTGCGATCACATCTGTAGGAAGGAGGGAGTGTCTCACATCTCAGACTTCAAGAGCTTTAGCAAGGGATACAGGATGGCAAAGGATGAGTTACAGAGAGTGCTTACAAAGGTAGCTAACCTAACTACGAAACGTGGCCATAGCATGGGGCTTGTGTTAATATCTCATGTTACCGAAACGCAGGATGATGGGTCGCTAGTATGGGCACCGAGTATATCTCAGTCACCAAGGCAAGTGCTTATGAGTATGGCAGATGTTATCTGCTTTGCAGACATATATAAGGACAGCAGTGGTGATGTCAAAAGGGTGCTTAGGTTAGGTCCGCATCCAAACTACATGACAGGTGGCAGGATACCCAACCTGCCGGACGTTGTAAATTTAGAGTACAAAGAATTTGAAACAGCAGTGATAGATGCACTGGAAGAGGTGAACAATGATGGAAAGTAAGCATAATGAAATGGATTGGGCCAAGGTAAATAGCGCATGGTCTAGTGCGGATAAGGCCAAGCCAGAGAGAAAGCCGATGAAAAAAGATATGCCACCTGTGCCTGATGGGAGGTACGTGGCTTGCAGTTCATCTGTTTTATTCACAACTACAAACAAGTCAGGCAAGCCATGCCTGTTGTGGATGTTGGATATACAGGAAGGACCGCATGCAAGCAGACGAGTGTTCAAAAGGAACATGCTGGTAGAGAAAAGTAATATGGAGTTCCTTGCAAAAGACTTACACACCTGCAAGGTTGCTCTTCCCGAACAGCTTAGTGATTTAGATACGACCAAGTTAGAGGACTTGACGTTGGCTATAACAATCAAGACCAAGACCACTGACAACGGTAGCTTTACGGACGTATACATTAACAGGCTAGTAGATATGGAGGATGCAACGAGTAATGTTACGAATACTTACGAGGATGATGACATACCATTCTAAGTACCCACTACCACCAGAGGTACCGGAGGCACCGCCTGTGGTCCTGTAAGGAGAAGGCTATGGAATATACTCTAAAGCTCGATAACGGCGGTAAGGTAGTTATCTACGACTGCGCTAATGCAGATATTGGCTACAAAAAAGAGACTAAGACCCGGCTTCCGCAGGGGTCATGGCTAACAGAGGTTGAGAAGATAATTCTTTTTGACAGGCTATTGAAGGGAGGGCGTAAGAGGAGGACGCTTAGGTCAATAGCAAATAAAACTCGTGTAAGTCATGAAAGGGTTCGTCAGCTTGAGGAAGCGGTTATTGCTAAAGTTCGAGATGCAGTGCTGACTAACAGCTTGCACACCCTAGCGGTTGACCCGATGACATTTATAAACACGAGTAAGCTGCAGGTGTTGGCAAATAAAGAGACTGGGCTTGCATTGCAGCTAAACTCATTTGTTGGATCCCCCATGATCTTAATAGATGAGCATTGGAAGTTATTGTTTCAGCCCCTGTCTGTAATCAGGGGAACAGTTAGGTTTAATAGCGGACTGGATAACGCGAAGATTGAAACAGTGCTAGACCTATGCACCAGAACAGAAGCCGAGTTACTAAAAGTAAAAAACTTTGGAATGAAGTCCTTAAAGGAAGTTAAAGAAATGCTTGCGGAGCTTGGACTGGGGCTTGGTTCACGCCTTTGCTGGGCTAAAGATGGGAGGTGCGAGCGACCACTGTATTACAGCGAGGAAAAAGCATTCCGAAAATACATTAGGGAGGCTCAGGATAGTTTAGATGAGTAAGTCACAGCGAGATAAGGGGCATCGCTTTGAGCGACAAGTGGCAGCGGACGCTACAGTGGCTCTGGGTGAGAAGGTCCAAAGAACTATCCAGTTCAGAGGCGGTCAGTCTGAAGGCTCTGATGTGGTAGTGGAGCCATTTGCTATCGAGTGCAAGCACTATAAGAAGTTAGGAGGTCTAATAAACAGAGCGTATGAGCAAGCCAAGCGTGATGCTAAGGAGGGGTTCATACCTATATGTATTTGCAAGGGTGACAGGCAAGAGCCTTTAGTCACCATGGGATACAAAGATTTTTGGGAACTAATAAAAGAATGGAGAGAAAGAAGTGAGTAGTTTAAGTGAAATGGAATGGCAGGATATGACAAACGGCAAAGAGGGAGTAACCATGCTTCAGTTCGCCGATAGGTTTAGCAGGGTACTGTTCCTTACGGCCATGCAATACGAAAGAGATGACGAGGACGACGAGGAAGTGGATGGGTCTGGCGACATATGCGAAACGCTAACGGCAATAGCTATGGCAGTCGGGCAAACAGTTGAAACGTTTGGTCCGTTCGAGGAAGACAGCTAGTGGCACAAGTCAGACAGACTAAGCACTCATGCGATGTGTGTGGGAGAGTTGCATATACTAAGGAGGATAGAACGGCTGACGGTTGGCGTAAGATAAAGGTATGGAACGAAGGCACGGATAGTGAGCCAGTTGACTGGCAAGATTCATGCGATACATGTTCCACTGCTTTTAGGGATGCAATGACAGTTAGAAGGCGTGCAGAAAAGGGGAGGCACGTCGATCCTCCAGTCAAGGTGTACTCCAAAACACCAGAGCAGGCTGATGCCTTAGCCAAGTCATGGCTATCAAGGGCGGCTAAAGATAACTAGGTAAATAGATACGGAAGAAGCCATCTCCCCGTGAGTTACTCGTGCTAACTTCGTAGACGCTGAATCTACAGACCCGTAAGCAAAGGCTTCACTCAGACAACCGCGCTTCAGGGGTACGACGGTTAGCGGTAGGATCGTTAGTGAGACTGACAGAAGTCTCATTGCTACCGCTATTTTCACATAACATAACAGTTGGTAGAATTGCAAAATGGATATACGACAAGTGCTGATTGCCGCTGGTTACACAGCGATTGACAGAATAACAGGCACCGAGCCTATCAGAAACTTACCATGCCCGGTGATAGAACATAAGAATCAAGGTAGACACCATGGCCCAGCTATGATTTACCCGCCAACCCACGAGGACAGGGGCACACTAACGTGCAGAAACTGTAACCAGAACTGGGGAGCTAGGAAGTTGGCCGAGGAGCTTGGTGTTACCAATGAGGTGCTAGCTGGCAGGGAGAGGTACGTACCGCCGAGGCAGGTAGAGAGGAAGGAGAAAGATAGAAAGCCTGTTGAACCTATAGATATGAATGAGTCATGGGTAAAAGCGCAGGCAGCTACAGTGCATAGCAGGAATGCATTCAATTACTTCAAGCGCAGATGGCATAACGATGATTGCGCTGAAGAGGCGTTACAGTTTGTTGGTTGGACTAGCGGCCACAAGGCTGATTACTGGACGAAATACTCTAACCACCTATTGCTGGTTCCGTTGCGGGATAAAAATGGGTCTGTGGTTAGTGGTGTTCGTAGGTTTACCGGGCATGGTACTACCAGTATAAAGTCGCTTCGTATATCCAATGAGGCAGTTGGTCTAGCCAGTGGAACCCCAGTATGGTTTGGCGATTCGCCCCCAGCAGCAGCTAAGTATGCTGCGGGTTCCACGCTTTACATAGCAGAGGGAGAGATAGATACGCTGTTGCTCATGTCGCTCAGGGAGAACAACAAGATAGAGGGCGGTATATTGGGAGCGCCGGGTGGATCGGCAGCTACACCTAAGTGGTGGGACGAGACAGCGAGCCTGATAGCGGAGCCTCCAACGGCAGTTGTTATTGTCATGGATGCAGACGCAGCAGGGGACAAGTACTGGCAGAAGTCAGCGGCAGCATTCCCTAATGCACAGCGAGTCTTCCTTCCTGATGGGTACGACCTGACTGATACTATGAATAAGTTTGGGGTAGAAGAAGTATTGTCGCTGCTCGCTGCATCGAGAAGTGCTCACTTCAGGTTCTATCAGTTAGACAGTGGGCAGTTCGCCTATCTGTCTGGCGACGTGTGGTATACGGGGACGGGGAGAAACTCTCTGACAGCAAGGTTGCGCGCATCTGGTTACGACTACGATGAGGCTAAATCTATGGCAACAAACCTACCGCCAGCTAGGGATATAGCGTTTGACCCATCGTCAACAGAGCCAGTGGTTATACGAAAGAACAACATATGGTTGAATCAGTTTAGAGGTTTGCCCCTGAAGCCAGTCCCAGGAGACTGTCAGTTATATACTGACTTGCTGTATTGGTTGTGCGGTGAGGATAGCGATTCATTCGAGTACTGCATGGACTGGATAGCTAAACCATTGCAGTCCCTTTATACGGGTAAAGGTGCTCACAGAAACAAGTCCGCCCTTATATTTTATGGGGAACAGGGGTCTGGTAAAGGAATGTTTTGGGGGCCTGATGGAATGATGCGAGCTATATATGGTAGCAGGCAGACCGAGATATTGCAAACCCAGATGGATGATTCGTTTGATCACAAGTCAATGACAACAGTGCTAATGCTTATAGCCAATGAGGTTGCGTGCTCTGGGTACAGGGATTCTAAGACGCTGAATAAGCTGAAGGCTTGGATCACAGAGCCTAGTATACAGGTAAGGAGAATGAGAAGGACTGCTGAAGAGATGCCAATCTGGTTCAACATGGTGTTCATGAGTAATGATGACACCCCGATTAGACTGGAACCAGGGGACAGAAGGTACTCAGTGTTTAGCCAGAACAAGAAGCTGGACCCAAGCAGGATTGTGGACTTAGTGAGAGAGCGAGATTACGGGTGGCCGGGTGCGGTGCATTTCTTAGATGCCTTACTGAAGAGAAAGATAGCTGCCGACCTAGCTGTGCCAGTGCAGAACACAGCAAGACTAACACTGCTGGATGCCAGCAAGCCTTCACAGATTGCATTCGCTGAGATGATAGCTGAGTTCGGGCTGAACGCAGTAATGAAGGACTGGATTGAGGATGTTGGCCACAAGAGAGCAGGCCCGTTTACTGATGCGGCAACAGGCTTTGTGTCTGGTGAGCACCTGATGGAAGTGTACAGGTTCTGGTGCAGGCAGACTGGTATCAACTATCCGGTTAGAATGACAACCCTCTACCGGGCTATCGAGCTTGTTGTACCTGATATGAAGAAGACCCAGGGACGGTTAGGCAACCGTAGGGTTAGAGGTATAATGAACCTACCGCTTGGCCCTGGGGGAGAGCGAGTCAAACCAGTGAAGTCGGTTAGTCCTTTTTACGACCAAGTAAAATAACAGCAATATTAGCTGCCGCTTTCTTACGCGGGTTATCTTTCTTACCTTTTTTCTTCTTAGCTTTAGCCGCTGCCTCGTAGCCTTCCTTGGTGTACGGGTAACTTTTTCCATCTACTTTAGGCATGCTATTCCCCTCTCTCGTCTACTATCTCTACCTTGTTAGCTTCTATATGAACTACATGCCCCTCGATTATTGCAATCCAAGCATGGTATAAACCTTTTTCAATTAACTCAGACAGTGCAGCTACCCAGCTATCTTGAACGTAACTTGGCAGGTGTTTCTTTGCCTCGTTCTGTAGTGAGTCGATCAATAGACCCACTATCTGTTTAGATGTATCACTCGGCATTGCTATCGGCACCCTCGCACTTGACCTTTGGAACGTTCTTAGCTTTTATCTCAGCCTTTAGGTCGCCGTCGCATGTAACTTTTACTACGCCAGCAGGTGAAGCTAGACTCGGGTGCTTGCTAATAGCTACTCGTGCGTTGTCACACAGAACAGGCCCACAGTTAATTGAACTAAGCGGCAGCATGCACAAGATAACAACAGGCAAAGCTCGTCGTAGGCCGACTGTAAGAGAAATGCCAAGCAATCCGCATAGACTTTCAAACAGTTCATCAGGAATCTCATAGCCTGTGTACACCGGGAGTACAGCCTTTAGTATTATTAGGACACCAAGCGCAACCGACGACTGTACTGTTAGGCTCTTGGTGAGTGACTTTGTTTCTTTATCTGCCATGCTACTTCTCCAGTTTCTGAAGGATTCTGTTTTGATTCCTGATGATAGTAGTCTGATTAGTCTCTATTCTAATAACAGTCTCGCTGGTGGTGTCAGCCTTCTTCTTTATGCGGCTAACCTTTTCGTCTGTAGAGTCAATGCGCTTATGGATTCGGGCATCCTCTTTCTCCAGGGCAAGGCGCTCTGCTGCAGCAGACTCAGTTTGGTGCTTAACCTCAGACTTCATTTCACCTAGCTCAACAGACCCGGTAATCAACCAGGCTAACGCGCCAACAGCGCCTAAAACAACTGGCCAATATTTCAACACTTGCGTCATGCGTACACCTTCAACTTAGCTAACTCACCTGGCTTCATACGATTCCTATCGACTCGGCCATTTACTCCATCAATACTACCATGGCCTGTCCACTGCCAACATGTCCAGTCTGTCCATGGTGTCATTGTTTTTGTGGGTGCCTTTACACTCTCGGGGCGATACTCTGCCCACCAGAGCTTATACTGTGACAGCGAGTCTAGTGAGTCTGCCTTTATTAGTCTACTTTGAACTGCCCAGCGTGCCGTGTAAATCACAGGCTTGCAGCCAATACCGTCTTCGACAACCCTGCACCACTCATGAGTCCAGTCAACATTGTAGTTGTGATCTGTTTTTATGTAGCCGCTTTCTACATCTAGCACAGGGGCGATGTCATCTGGCTGCGGTGTGCCGTAGTGCTTTAGAAAATTTTCTGCTTCACGTCTGGCATCTTCTAGCCTTAGTGACTGGTACGTATTGGGCCTTCCATAGTGGTATGCACCGACTGGTATGCCCCAGGCCCGAGCGCCATCAAGGTTTCGCTGCATGCTTTTCTGCTTATGGGTGGTACCCTCGGTAGCTTTTACCCACGCATACTTACATCCGGCATCGGCCACGGCTTCCCAATCAACCTTTCCGTTATGACCGCTAATATCAATGCCGTCCAGGTACTCACTTGTTTGCACTGGTGTTAGTTTGGATAGCGCTCGTTCGGCACACCCGACATCAGCATGCTCTTCAAACAAATAAGTTGCAGATGCACCAAGCGTCATTGGCCCAAGGATTCCATCAAGCAGGCCAGCATTAAAGCCAGCAGAATTTAATAGCTGTTGCAGCTTCTTTACGTCGTTCTTCTTCATTTCTTTTTAGTGGTCGTTTTAGTCGCTTTCTTTTTAACAACCTTCTTCTTTGGTGCGGCCTTTTTTTTGACAGTCTCTTTTTCGGTCTTTGCTTTAGCCCGTCTGCTTCTGTATGCAATTGAAAACATTTATTTATTCCTCCACTAATATATCTGAAAACTCATGTGCTTGTGCCTGAGCTAATGTCATTGTTCCCGCTCGCACTGCATCTTCCGCTGCACCTAATGATGGTGTATCAGAAGGATTGTTCGCAAGGTACAGCCAGATATCAATGGCTAGCTGCTCTATGTCTTTTATCTGTGCCATCACAACCCTCGTCGCACATCAATAGGGGTGCCACTGTTATAAAGAATTGCCGCCTGTGCGTCGGTAATGTGCACACCTTTCCATGCTGCTGAGTGGTCACTGCCGCCAGATTGCAAGCCGTTAGTCGCCGTATCTGCACCCCATCTAGCGTCAACGTTATTGACGACATTAGAGCTAGAGTCCAGTGTGTCGCCACCACCACCCACAGCAAGCTTACCGTTAGCTACCGTGTGCTTGACCCCATCGACATAAGCAGTGAATCCTGCTGCATTGGTACTGCCGTCGTATGTCACAACAATATGATGGTATACACCGGCTTCTTTTACGTTGGTTGAGGATGCTGTAGGTACCAAGTGGCACGCTTCTCCTCCCCATGTGTCGATGAGGTAGACCTCTACCTCACCGTCGTTGAGGAAAATAGCCGGTCCTGTGTAGCCATTTCCTGATGTGTCGCGCTTTACATATACGCCAACATAACTTGTAGATACAGTTGCCGAATAACTGCTTATTGTCCACGGTGTAGTCACAGACCAATCCAGATCAGCATGATCGGAATGTTCCGTATGATGACCTGTGCTGCCGTATGTCATTGACGCACTGCCAGCCGCCTTGTAGGTAGTGCTCCAAGTACCAACAACATCACCATCATGGTCAGTTCCTGACTCACTATAATCTTCAGTAGTGCTGCCGCTATTCTCTTCAAAAGTAAGAAAGATAACAGGAGCAGGGCTATTGTCTACGTGACCATGCAGGGCAATATTCTGCTTCTCTACACCGCTAAACTTTTTAATCTTGTAGCACTCAACACCATTTCGCTTTAATGCTACCGCCGACATTACGCAATCTCCACATAGTCATTCGATGGATTGAAGTAAAACAAGATGTGATTGCTGCCGTCTTTCTGTAGGCAGTGGCCCACAACTCTCACAACCTCGCCGCTTCCGGCGGGCGCTGTGAAATCTATCTGCCCAGCAGTGTCATCTGAAAGGTAACCAATCTTGCCGATATCTGCCGTGCCGTTGTAGTTACCGCTGTCAATTCGCATAAACCCTTTGACTAACATGCCGTCGTTGTTGCTGTTAGTGCCCACTGCCATTGCAAGCATCTCGCCTGGACCGCCGTCATTTGTATCGTTAGCCTGAGCCTCTTCCCAACCGGGGTGGTCAGATAGATAATAGATGTGGCCCTTGGTTGTTGTGTCGTTCAGCAGCTTAATAATATCGCCAGTGCAATCGCCATCCGCACCAAACACACTTGGTATTGATGTCGCTGATGTGCCTATTGCGTTTTCATTACTTGGAAAACCGCTCGTTGTGACATGCCCATCGGCTACGATTGAGAGGTGTCCATCCTCATCTGAGTTCAGGTATATACCCGTATCCCGAAATTCAACCTTTCCTGCTGCTGCAATGGATAAATCAGTACCGTCGAACTCTAAATTGGCTTCACCGTTCAAGTCGTCCGAGCTTGTGAATGTCGCGATTCGGTTATTAGAGCCGTTGCTTACACTGGCTACAGCGCCACCGCCACCGCCACCGCTTCTTGCACTCCATATAACCTTGTTGTTGGAGCCATCCCATGACAACACGTCATCGTTGCTGGGCGTGTCTTGGCCAATCTTTGTAACTTCGCCACTGCTATCTACAATAATTGCGGCAGTTGTACCATGCGCTGTACCGGCACCAATCTCTAGCTTGTCAGTACCATCGTCAATTCCAATTCGGAAATCAGCAGCATGACCATCAAAAAGAAGGTTTGTATCTTCTTCACCACCATCACCAATGGTAACTCGCGGCGTTGTTCCACTAACCGTAAGGCTTCCGTCTGCCGTAATAGGTCCGTTTACTGTAACGCTTGAGTTGAAAGTTGCAGCACCTTCTTCTGACATATCCAATGTCAGCGCAGTAATCTCAGAGCCACCATCATCACCTTTGAACAGGATGTCCTTGTCCTGGATAGTGGATTCAATAAGCATATTGTTCGAGCCATCTGCTCCAATGAGGCCAAACTCAGTACCTGCATTCAAGAACTCAACGTCCGCACCGCCCGCATCCAGCTTAATGTCGCCAGCAACGTCAATGGTCAGGTCGCCTGATGACAGGTCAATTTCAGTGCCATTGATAGAGATATTATCTACCGATAAAGAATCCGCCGTAAGCGCACCGGCTGTCGTTGTTCCTAATGTAGTAGTGCCAAAGGTGTTAGACGCAGCATTCGATGTAATACCCGCTGCAAATGTACAGGCACCGCCATCGGCAATAGTGATTGCGCTATCACCATCAGTGTAGTCAATGGTGGCCGTTTCAACACTACCGCTGTGTACAGTTAGGCCAGTGTCTGAAACAGACACGCGCTTTGTGTTGTCAGCATAAAAGTTAATATGATCGCCATCTTCAAAATCAATCTTAGTCTCGTCGTCTTCACCGATTTTAATATCGGTAGCCAACAAGGAAGTAATGCCTGTCTGTGCTGCCTCAACATTTACAGTGACGGCACCTGACGTACCGCCGCCGCTAAGGCCAGTGCCAGCCGTGACGCCTGTAATGTCTCCAACCGTTGGCGCAGACGCAACCCACTTTGCTCCGTCGTATGTCAGTACATCTGCGGAGCTTGGTGAGTCCTGGCCAATCTTAGTCACATGGCCACTGCCATCGAAGGTGATAGCTGCTGTACCACCGGCCTCTTTCAAAGAGCCGCCATCATCCAAGATAATGTCACCAGTAACCTTAACGTCACCAGCAACATCAAGCTCGTGGGCTGGAGAGTCAGTACCAATACCCACCTTAGAGTTGCTTACAACAAGGTCATCGTCAGAGCCAGAACGAATATGAACCTTGGCTGCTGTAGTGTTGTCTCGGCCAATGCGAACGCTGTCTGCACCGTCCGTACCGATTTTTAGGTTGTTTGCACAACGAATATCTAAGGAGCCAGATGGTACCTTTATGTGTGCCGTGCTGGTTGTTGTAGGCTTTAGCTGGATGTCACCGTCGTTGACAACAACATCACCTTTAGGGTCCAAGCCGATGTCACCAGCAGACCCGTCGTAAATAATAATCCTTCCAGAGTCTGTTCCCTCGTTGGTATTTAGGATCATATCCTTCGTACCCTCGGTAGAGATAGTTGCTGTTGTAGTAGTAGAGCTAATGTCTACTTTAGTAAGCTCGTCAAGGTCACTCTGTAGAGCTGATATTCTTACGCCTGATCTTGTTGGCATTTTATACTCCTAAGCAGTCAAGGCCGTCCCAGTAATGTAACCACTACCAGAAGGACTTCCATTGCTTTTGCTGTACGCCTTTACAAATATAGTAGCACCGCCACCGCCAGCACAAGAAACCTGAATGGCCTTGAACCCCATGTCAATGGCAAACTCACCATCAGTGCTACTCGTTTCGAGGGTAGGGCTGATGGGAATCTTCTGGAACGCAGAAGGGGTGTTAGTTGCTATTACTGTTTTAGTTCCATCGCTAATAGTCCAGTCCTCGCCGGACCAGTCTTCAGTTATTCCAACAAATGTAAGCTCTGTGTTGCTGCTGTTAACAAGCACTTCCCAAGTATCAACTGATTGCCTCGGGTAAAAGCGCCACGTGTCGGTGGTGCCGCTAGTTAATGTAACCTTTTCCATGAAAGCTGGTCTTGCGTTAGGCATAATCTATTCTCCTATCCATTCCCTTTGTTCTTCTGTCATAGGTGTCTTGGCTTCAAGTAGGATTCTTCGGCTGTTAATGATGTCCCGCTGTTCACCTGACCACAAATTTATTACTTCCAATAAGTCTTTTAAACTTCCCCAAGTTGGGTTTTCAATAAAATCACTAGACCTAGATTCAAAATCAACTTTAGCTCTTGAATTTGGCATATGGTATATAACGCGCAAGAATGATTTTACAGCAGGTACGCCATACTGTAACACAAGCTCGTTTCTTTTGGCTTGGCCTTTTGTAGATACCAATTTCTCCAGAGCTTTTTCCTTCTGCTCCCAACCAAGGTTCTGTAATGATTTCGCAAAGTCTTCTTCTGTTACGTTGTGCTTCTTGTTAAGCGCTGCCAATACGCCAGACATGTATCTATCAAGGTCCTGTGCCCTGTTGATTATTAGCTCTGTCTTTGTGTATCCCTTCGTACGGGTAACAGCCATTTCAAATAATCGCTCAGTAATTGGCCTAGCATAACCGTCACGGTCAACCCAGTTGTTCCATGCGCCAGCAGCTTTTTCCCAGAACCTTCCACCCTTGTATCGGTTCCACTCCTCAACAGACTCTCCGGTAAGTTTTACCATTTCGGAATATGGACTGCCGCCAAATACACTGGCTATATCAGAAGGAGATGGGAATACTTGAGGCGCATAACCTTTAACCATTTCGTTGTGGAAGGTAACTAGACCTTCTCCGTCTAGCTTTGCGTTTATTGCGCCATGGAATGCTTTCATGAGAGGAACGGCAAGGAAGTGGTTAAGGAAACCTGTACGACGTAAGTACTCTAGCGGCCTATTTCCTTCTATTGGATCAAACCCTGGGGACAGGTATCCGAATGGATTGAGAAAGTTGGTATCAACAAATAGGTGCCTTTTCTCGTAAGCCCTATCTGTCGGCTTGAACATTTCGCCACTAGCAGCAGGAACCTGCTTATCCCCGCCATCAAGAAATGACAATAAAGACATTGATGCAGCAGGGGCAAATCTAAATCGCTCCCACTTGTTCATGCCTTCTGTCATAGCGTACAACCCATCAGCTCCTTCTGGAGATACACCTGCATTGGCAAAACCATGGGCAGTCATAGCGTCATGTATGGTCATGTACACTTGAGCCTGCACTGGGTTTCTCATAAGCCATTCAGTCGTGAGCGGAATAGCTCTTGCTGTAAAGGTAATGAAAGGTTGGCCCGCAATGTAGTGAACAGCTTTGGCTCCCCTTGCAGCCTGGAACCCTGATTCTGTAATACCCTTGTAAGGAGCGTATGGCATTCGCATCATATGCACAAAGCCGGGAACGTTCTTATAGTCTATGAACTTCTCCATAGCCCCGGAAGCTGCCCTGCTTCTGCCTATTCGGCTTTTGTACTTATGGTGGTAGGCTTGTCTGAATATATCATCACATACCTTGCTGTAAAAAATACCAGGGAACTTAGTGATATCAACACCGCCGTGGTATCTCTTCTTTATCCAGCCCTTTGCTCCGTGACCATGATGAATTCTGTCAACAAGGCCAGCAAATTCCTTTAGGCCGTCAGTGGGTGTCTTCCATACAGCCTTCATGGGAACAAAATCGCTGCCCCGTAAGCCAAGCTCGCCCTCTATAAACGAACTGCTAAACACACCGTCTTCGTATGTTTCTTTCCAATGTTGTGATTTTTTGTTTGAGAAGGCATCTTGAATTGCCTGCTGGTAATACTTCCAGTTGCCGGGGTTTAGGATGCTTAGGCCAGCCATAGGTCCAAAGTAAAGTACATTGGTAAGTACGTTACGTATTGTTGTCGTTGGACTCCAGGCGGTGTTTGCGGATTTCCATTTCGACAGAAGCTCGGGATACCACCCGCTCATATCGTCAATTAGTTTCTGGCCGTTTATAATATGGTACCAAACGTCTTCATGAACCCACTTGTTTGCTAAGTCTCCATACTTTTTAGGGGCGTAAAGGTCTACAAGTTCACGTAAGCCACTAAGCTGGGCAGTCTCACCTCTTCGGGCTAGGACCTCTTTGATCCTGCTTTCTGGGATTCTTAGGTTCTTTGCCTCTCGCTTCAGTTGCTTTGCAGACATGCTCTTATATCTGTTTGCATACATCGACTCTCCGGGCATCTTCATCCAGCCCTTTGAATTAGACATGTCGTAAGACTTTGCAATAATCGGAGACTTTGCCGCCTCTCTGTATATCTTGTGCATGGAGACTAGGCTTTGCATCCTGCCGAGGCCGGTAGTTGCAGTACGAAAGAAGTCGTTCGTCATTCCGTAGCCGCCCATGATTTTACCAGTGTCTGGGTCTGGCTTGTTCCTGGCTTTTATCTCACTAAGGCCACGCTCTAGCTTATCGCTTTGTTTACGCAGCGCCATAGCTTTGCTAGCCTTTTCCCTGACGGACTTTCGTAGCCATTTGATTCTAGCGATTTCTGAAGTGGGTACAGGTGCGCCCATGCTTTGGGCTTCAGTTATCAATGAGTCTATCGCTTTAGCTGTTTTTGATAGCTCGCCAATAAACTTGCCATCTATAGGGGCATCGCTTTCAAGCAATTTGCTAAGGGAGGCTGTAATGCTTTGGTATCCCTTTGAAAGATTAGCAAGCTCCTCGATATCATCAAACGTCGAAAGCCTAGCCATGGTTGCTTGGGACAGTGCATCGGCATGTAGGGCTGCATGATCATCTATTATCTTTTGAGGTATAGCCTCGCCAACACGAACAAGCCTGACTTCAATCGGTATCCCCGCTCTTCTAAGCTGGTTATCCAGAAGAGAGCCTGCTGCGCCCGGTGCGACTGAGCGTGACTCGCCTCGTTGCTGCGCCCTAACAATATCGTCGGCTGTTTTTGCTTTTATGGCTGGCGGGTCAAATAGCTGCGCCCAGAAGAAGTCCCGTATCTGCTTTGGGCTGTGAAATAGGTTAAGACCTGCAAGCTCCTCGGATAACAGAAGAGACTTCTTAGCGAGATCAACTCCCCAGATGTTCATTGCGGCAACCTTGCCTGCAACTTCGTTTCTGAGTTGAATGGTCTTCAGGTCTACCTCTGACTTCTGCCACGCTTTGCCAGTCTCCGGGTTCTTCCCTAGTTTTAGTTTGACCTTGCCAGCGTCTGTAAGCTCCCATAGCCCGTGCTTGTTTATTTTTACAATGTTTTGAGCTGGGTTTGACGGATTGAATATAGGCCGGTGCTCCATCCAAGCCATTTCGTTGAATGTTGTTCTTATGTCCTTTGGCACTATAGGCGTAACTGGACCCTCAAACCCAGCTTTATGTAAGACGGCAGCCGCGCTAAGAGCACCAGGTTCAGGTTTATCAAATCTCTTTTTAACTTGCTCTGGTGTCAGGCTGTCAATGGAGTCGGCAAGCTCTTGAACATACATGAGCGATCTTCTGTTGTGACCCATGCCCTCTCTGGATACAGCCATAAAAAGCGCAAGGGACTTTCTTGAAGCAAGATTATCTAACGGGGACATCAGCATGTTTCGCAAGAATCCCTGTCCTTTACCGGATGCTAGGCGTCTAACGGCAATGCCAAATAACTCCACAGGGGCAAACACATTCATGGGTGAGCTTAATAAAGTAAGGCCGTCCATGCGGTCCTGCCACAATTTTGATTTCGCTATATCATCGTTAAAGGTTTTTGCTGCATTTTGGGCATCAAATTTAAATCTATCAACGTAGCGACTTTGAAACCTATAACCATCAGGTAAAATTTTAAGGTTTTCCGGGTTTTTAAACAGCGCTTTAGCTTGAACATCGGTTGCTCGCGCACTGTTATAACCGTACCAAATAGCTTGCTTTCTTGTGGCATCAACCAACCTGTCCGCTGCTTTATCGGCCCCCCGTAAATAATGTTCTTTCTTTAGTTTGGCTTTCTTCATGAGTGGCGCTCTGACCATAAACATGTTGAGTGCCGCTTCCACCGGCCTGTAACGAACCATGTTCTCAAAATCTACACCGGGGATTGTTCTATAAAAAGAATTAGCCATGCCCTGCGCCATAAAAGAAGCGCCGTCTGTAAACTCATCCATGCCCTGCTTGAGTGACTTTGTGGATGACCAAACGTTTTTTCTGGAGAATGGGTTTATGTACTTTTGGGCACCTTCGTATAGGCCGACGGACATGCCATAGCCAATCTCCCAGAAGTTTGGGCCAAAGTGATCAACCCAGTCCTGAATAAAATTATTCTTTTCAAGACCTAAATGCTTGCTGTCTGGCACATGAATAACTTTATCTAACCAGTTAGCAATCTTCATGCTGGATTGAGATGTCTCTGGCGAGATTGCTGCGTGAACTAGCTCGTGTGTCCCCCAAATAGTTCGAGCCGCAAACTCCTTTGATGAAGGAAGGAAATGAACCATTGGCGCACGTTCAAGGGGGTTATGCTCTACGTTTATGAGTGGCCTATCTCTATGAAAAATTCGCTTGTCTAGTTCTGGTATGTAGGCAACGTGCTTGCTTAAGAAGTTATATATCTGCGGAAAGGCTTGCATTGTTCGGGACGCAAGGTCTTCATCCCATGCAACCTCGCCTACCAATCTACCAGTATATCTTTTGTCAAAAAACGCTGGCCGAGCCTGTGTCTCTTCAGCCCACTCCGGTAACTTGGCCATGGCAAACTGGCCTTTAGTTATCTGCCTGCTGTGTTCAGCGCCGGGAACTGCATAGCCCGATACGTCTGCGGATATGGCTGGGCCAGAAGGTCTAGTGCCCGGCACATTTAACGGCGAATAGAAGTAATCCTCTCCGTAGTCAGCAGGCGTTTTCTTTCTGGTTGTGTAGTAAGCATCGGAAATCTTTTCCCCTGGGAATGTAAGCGTGTGCCTGGTTGTCACTGTGCCTGGGTCAAACCGGCGAGACTCGGGAAGGGCCATTCCAAGCATACGCTCTCTATGCTCTTTTGGTGTTGTGGTTCGGCCATACTCAAGAACTTTTTGCTGATACGGGGTAAGTAGACCGGCGTTCTTTCTTATGATTTCCCGGTATCGCTTGTTGGTTACGTCCTCGCCAGACTCAAGGATGCTTCGCATTTCACTGGCAGCGTCATCCGGAAGCAGGTTCATAGCATCGTTATGTGCAGCGTTCCATGACTCAGCATATTCATCGGTTAGTATCTTGGGCTGAACCCGTAGTGCATCTTTTATTTCAACAGAGCCTTTGCCTTCTGAGAACTTAGCCTGCTCTATTGGGTCAGGTAGGCCAGTTACTTCAGACACCCCTGGCCTTTTCCATTTCTCTTTAGGGCTGAATGCGAAGCCCATCTTCTCGGGAGTTATTGTTGTCCCGGTATCCATGTACTCTGGCTTGCCGTCAGTGAACACAAGGCCCTGTGGCCCGCGCCAGTCAACCGTAGGGAATCCGCGCCCCTTGTACTTCATAGCTAACTGCTGCTGACGTTCTCTGGATTCAGGGCTTAGTGATAGAATTTCTCCAGCGGTTGGACCTGCTTTTCCAGCAACATCAAAGCCACGAAAGTACCCACTAGGGGTATCTTCATAGACGGGCGTTCCTGTAGCTCCAGTCTCTCGCCACTTTTTTACCTGCTTTTCTGCGTCAGTTTCTTCTTTGCTTTCGGCCCACTGCCTAACGCCTTTGGAGAGAATGCTTTCTTCTTCGTCTTCCTCATCCTTCTTCCATTGCTTTATGTAGCTCTGGACTCTATCGAGGAAGCTCATGCGGAACCTCTTGGTGAGGAGTCTCTTGTTTTACGCAGCAGTCTTAAGTCCCTAGCAAACCCCATTTGCTTTTTCTTCTTAGATAAATCCTGACGCTCCCACTTAAGCCAGAGGGATTGCTCTGGGTTTAGACCCATGTCGCTGTCGCCCTTGGGCATAACGTATTCGCCTTTGTGTACTTTAGCGTATGGAGAGCCTTGTTTGTCAGTAAGGTAGCCATCGCTTATAACCGGACCACCCTTATCATATGAAGCACTTGGCTCTGGGCTTGGTGCTTTGCGGAGCTTTCCGTCGTTGAGGAAATTTATTAGCTCGCTGTTGGTAGCGGAATCCTTTAGGTAATAGTTCTTATAAGGAACCGTTATTTTGCTAACGAATTGTGAGCGAATGCGTTCTTTATGTTTTTTCAGTTTATTGCGGCCAGCAATGAGAATGCTTCTTGCCTTTTTTGTTTTTTCTGCGCCGCCAGACCCTTCAAATTTAGGGAATTTTTCATTGTTGTAGTACGGGGATAACTCAGATTCGTTTAGAATTACGCTCCTCGATCTTCCGGCTTCATTCTTAAATTCAATCGTAATCTTATCTGCCCTGCTTCCCCATATCTTTTCCTTTGGCTTTATCTTAGCGATTTCACCTAAGAATTGAGATCGAATATTACGGAGTTTGCCCTCGGCGTTTCTCTGTGCCTTTCGATTCTCTTTTTCTTCGCTACCGCCTACCTTTGGAGTTTTCCTGATTTGTTCTTTATTGTCATTGTTGACTAACTTTCCAAGTGCCTTTGTCTGTTCTACCCAGGAAACAGTTCTAGGCTTGATAGAGCCGTCTAGCAGTGGAGCCGCTATAACGCGCGCTCTACTAAGCCCCTTGTCCGACAGGCGGTGGGGGTT